CCGCGCCACGCCCGAGCGGCAGCGGTCCTACCTGTCGCGCGTCTACGCCGACTGCCTGGTGGTCGGCTGGTCCGGCGTGACGAGCAACGATGTCGAGGTGCCGTTCAGCCCAGACGCCTGCGCCGCCTTCCTGCGGCTGGCCGACGACGCCTTCGAGGCGATCGGCAACGTGGTGCACGACACCAAGATGTTCCGCGGCGAGCGCATCCAGATCGCGGTCGACCAGGGAAAAGCCTGATCCGCTGGGACATCGAGAACGAGGCGCTGATCCCGGACTGGCGAGCCCACGCCGACAAGGGCGAGGAATGGGCCGTCGAGCGGCTCCTCTCTCGCCCGGCGCTGTCTCCCGAGGTCGTGCCGGTCTGGGCGGCCTTTCAGCACCTCGACCCCTACCGCCCGCGCCTGCCGATCGGCGGCGGCATGGGCCCGGGCATCCTCCTCCCGCTCCCGATCCCCCGGCCGGACATCCGGTCCGAGGGCGAGCGCCTCGGCTACCGGGGCGAGGGGCTCGAGGACTTTTGCGAGATCGTCGAGCAGCTCGATCACGCCCTGATCGAGGCCACGGCGCGGCGCGAAGCCGACCGGGCGAAGGCCTCGGCAAAGCAGGCCCAGCAACGGTCCCGACCCCAGCGAAGGTGATCCGATGGCCGACGAGACCAAGATCATCCGCATCGTCGTCGACTCGTCGGCGGCGATCGACGGCTCGCGCCGGGCGACCGACGCGCTGGCGCGGATGGAGCGGTCTCTCGACCAGTCGAAGACCGCCCTCGAGCGCATGGAGGCTGGGCTCGGGCGCGTCGGCGGCTTCCTGAAGGCGCAGATCGCCCTGCAGGTCGCCGAGCTCGGCTCGCGCCTGATCGAGATGGGCCGGCAGGCCTTCGAAGCCGCGGCCGGCCTCGACGAGCTGGCCGAGCAGCTGGGCACGAACGCCCGCGCGCTGCAGGGCCTGCAGTACCAGGCCGGCCAGTACGGCGTGAAGGCCGAGCAGCTCGAGACGGCGCTGTCGAAGTTCAGCCAGAAGATGGGCGAGGCGGCCGACGGTTCGAAGGACATGGTCGAGGCGCTGAACGCGCTCGGCGTGAAGAACCTCGACTTTCAGGGCAAATTGCGCCCGACGGAAGCCCTGATGCAGGACGTCGCCGCGGCGATCGTCTCGATCGAGGACCCGGCCAAGCGGTCCGCCGCCGCCGTCGACTTCTTCGGCAAGGCCGGCACGCGCATGCTGCCCATGCTGGGCGAGATCGCGAAGGGCGCCGACAACATGGCTGCCGCCGCCGAGCGGGCGGGCGCGATGATCTCGGGCGACACGATCGCGCGGCTCGACAAGCTGTCGGACAAGATGGAGGCCAACCGGGTGAAGTGGCGGGCGCAGATGGCCGAGGTGGCCGCTGCGCTCGACGAGGCCCGCGAGGGCTTCAACAAGTGGGCGACCGAGACCGGCGCCGGCGCCGAGGCGTGGCTGAAGCGCCAGGCTGACGGCCTGAACGAGTGGGCGCAGGGCCTGTCCGAGGCCGTGGCGATGGCCGGCGCGCGGGCGTCGGCGATGTTCCTCGAGGCGTTCCGCGCCATGCCGGACCAGCTGGGCAAGCTGTTCACCGACGCGCTGAACAAGGCGATCGAGGCGGTCGAGGCTGGCCTCAACAAGATTTTGTCCGGCCTGTCCAACTCGCCGCTGGGCCAGTTCCTCGGCATCGGTGGCGGCTCGGTGAGCCTCGGCCGCATGTCGGGTGGCGGCGCCAGCTTCGGCGACTACACCGGGCAGATCGGCGCGGCCGGTGACGCCGCGGCCGGCAGCATGGCGGGCGTGCTGGCGGCGCGCCGCGAGGCGATGGCGCGGCAGGCGCTGATCAACCGGCAGGCCGGCATGGAGGGCGACGAGGCGAACGCCCGCGTCGGCAAGCTGGCCGGCGTCTACGCGCCCGGTGCCTCGACCTCGGCCGTGAAGGGCGCCGGCGGCAGCGAAGCGGATGCGATCGCGAAGGCGATGCGCGGCGCGCGGCTGGACGCCGATACGCAGACCGCGCTGGCCGAGGCCTCCGAGCGCGGCGCCCGCGCCGTGGCCGACCTCGAGACCCACTTCAAGGCGCTGAAGGCCGCCCAGGACGCCTACGGCAAGACCGCCGACCAGAACACCGCCGGCGTGGCGGCGCTGACGGCCGAGCTCGAGAAGCTGATGGCGGCGGCCGACAAGGGCAAGGCGCTGAAGGACTTCAACCTCGGCACCGCCGACCTCGAGAAGGCGAACGAGCTGCTGGAGGCCGAGAACCAGCTGGTGAACGCCTCGGCCGAGGTCCGCGCCCGCGAGCTCGCGATCATCAAGACCCGCCAGGAGATCCTTTCGAAGGGCCTCGACGAGACCAACGCCAAGGAGCGCGAGGCCATCGAGCGGCGCTACTCCGCGATCGAGCAGAACGAGCGGCTGAAGGCGCAGGGCGAGGAAATCAAGAAGGCGAACGAGCTGTGGACCGCGCCTCTGAAGTCGGCGCTGGAGTCGATCCAGCGCACGGGCGCCGACATGTGGGAGCAGCTGCTCGAGAACGGCAAGTTCTCGGCCGAGGAGTTCGGCCAGATCTTCATCAAGATGGCGCGCCGCGCCGCGGCCGAGCTGCTGGCGCTGGCGACCATCCGGCCGGTGATCAGCGTGGCGATGCAGGGCCTCGGCTCGGTCGGCCTGGTCTCGCCCGGCACCGCCACGGCGCTCGGCTACCCGTCCTCCGGCGGCGGTGGCGGCAGCATCGGCGGCCTGGGTGGCATGGGCGGCGGCAGCCTGTTCGGTGGCGGCCTGTTCGGCAGCACCGGCGGCGGCAGCAGCAGCGGCTGGCTGGGCAACATCGGGTCCTGGCTGAACTCGCCGATCGGCGGCTCGTGGTCGGGGATCTCGAACGTGCCGGCCGGAGCCTTTGGCCCGGCGCCGAACACGACCGGCGGCCTCGGGCTCAGCGGAACGACCTGGGGGCAGGGCCTCGGCGCCGCCGCCGGCGCCGGCATGGGCATCTACCAGCTGGCGACGGCCAAGGGGAACACCGCGAAGACCATCGGCGGCATCGCCTCGCTTGTCGGCGCCGGCGTCAGCCTGATCCCGGGCGTCGGCCAGATCGCCGGCCCGATCATCGGCATGCTGGGCGGCCTCCTGCCTAGCCTGTTCGGCGAAGGCGAGAAGATCCCGCCGATGCCGCCGCTGGATTACGGCGCCGGCGTGATCAACCCGGCCGGCATGGGCTTCAGCTACGCCGAGAACCAGCTGAACGGCGGCAAGGGCATGGGTGGCGCGGCGTCGTCGATCGGCGGCAGCGTCATGGGCCTGTTCAAGCGCGCGGGCCTGACCGGCGTCCCGGGCATGCTGATCGGTGGCGACATCGCCTCCGGCATGAACAGCGTCTGGAGCGGTGGCCAGTGGCAGCAGTCGCCCTACACGCAGGTCGGCCTGCACACGCCGGGCGGCTACGAGCGCCTGACCTACAACGACAGCAGCCGCACGCCCGAGCAGGCGGCCGACCTGCTGGTCGCGGCGATGTTCCGCGCCAACGTGCTGCGCGGCGGCGTCACGGGCGCCTCGCCGGCGCTGCAGACCGCCGTCGCCAACAGCCAGCCGAATACCGCGAAGGCCGTCCAGGACCTGATCGACTTCGTCAACGCCTACGACAAGCTGGGCCAGTCGGCGGCGACGGCGAAGGACGCCCTGATCAAGCTGGGCGACCAGTTCGGCGAGATGGCTGCGACGGCCGGCGGCTACGGCCTGTCGGGCGACCCGATCGCGGCCGAGTACAACAAGCAGAAGTTCCGTTACGCGCAGGACTTCATCGACGGCATGCTCGACCCGCTGGCGGTGCAGCTGCGCGCCCTCGAGGACCAGAAGAACGACTCGATCGCCTCGGCCGAGTACATCCGTGACAAGGTCGGCGGGGTCTACGTCGACATCAACAAGATCACCGAGTATTGGCTGAAGAAGGAACTCGACCTCAAGGCGCAGTACGCCGAGAAGTCGGTCGGCCTCTACCAGGACCTGATCGACCGGCTGACCTACGGCGACCTCGCGAACGCCACGCCGACGCAGACCTACGGCGGCACTCGCGCCAGCTACATGGCGACGCTGGCGCAGGCGCAGGCGGGCGACCCGACGGCCGCCGGCAACCTCGGCGGCGTGGCCGAGGCCTACGCGAACGCCAGCCGAAGCTACTTCGGGTCGTCGGCCGAGTACGCCGCGCTGGCCGAACAGATCCGCAGCGACCTGGTCGCCCAGCAGTCCAAGGCGATCGGCGGCGATGCCGGCGCGCAGTCGGCCCAGATCAACGAACTGATCCGGTCGGCGGCCAACGACCGCGAGGAGATGCGGGCCCTGCGCGAGCAGATTGCGGCGCTCACCGCCCAGATGGCGCGGCGGTAGCCCGTGGCCACTTCGGTCTATCTCAGGACGGCGCCGCCGTGGCCGTTCGGCGCTGTCCCGCGCGACGAGCCCCGGGCGTTCCTGCTCGAGGCGGGCGTCGACGCCCAGCAGCTCGGTGCGCACGAGGGCAAGGCTTACCTGCTGGTGGCGACCCCGTTCGACGCCGCGCTCGAGCTCGACCTGCCCGGCCCGCCGTTCCCCTTCGGTGGCGTGCCGCGCCGCACGCCGCGGGCGACCACGCTGCAGGGCACGACGGCCACGATCTACCCGGCCGCCACCGGCAACGCCGCGCGCTCGACGGCGAACGACGACGAGCCCGCAGCGCAGTGGGTGCCGGGCAAGCTGAGCGGGGCCTTCAATTACGAGCTGGCGCTGTTCGTCGCCGAGGGGCCGACCTGGGGCAGCGGCGGCGGCACGCTCGGCATCCTTGAGCTCACCGACCCGGACGGCGAACTGGACGACCTGCGGACGCTAGGCTGGGACGGCGCGCCGATCGAGATCCGCCGCGGCGAGCCGGACGCCTATTTCTCGACCTACAGCACCGTCGCCAAGCTGTCGGCGGCCGGCATCCGCTTCGACCTGCGCCGCAAGGAGATCCTGCTGCGCGACCTATCCTGGCAGCTGAGCCAGGCCGAGCTCCACGGCGAGCGGTACGGCGGCACCGGCGGCGCCGACGGCGACGCCACCCTGAAGGGGCGGATCAAACCGATCGCCTTCGGCGAAGTGTTCAACATCCCCCCGGTGCAGATCAACGCCACCGGCCTGATCTACCAGGTCTCGTGCACGTCGGTGCTGGCGATCGACGCCGTGAAGGACGGCGGCAACGACCTGACGCCCGGCAGCGACTACGCGACCTATGCCGAGCTGGCGGCGGCCACGGTGGCATCCGGCCACTACGCGACCTGCAAGGCGCTCGGCCTGTTCCGGCTGGGCTCGGCGCCGGTCTACGCCATCACCGCCGACGTGCGCGGCGACAACGACAGCCGCAACGGCCTGACCTACCCGGAGACCCGGGCGCAGATCGCGCGCCGCATCGCGACCGGCCGGGGCAACATCCGGCTGCGCGACCCGCAGGATCTCGACGGCGCGACGTTCTCGGTGCTCGACCAGTGGCAGCCCGCCACCGTCGGCCGCTACTGGGACGCCGAGATCAC